TGTTTCTTTTTGAAGTGTTTGTACTATTGATTTACCTGATGCTTTTGGCTCTACATATACTCTACTTCTATTTGTGTAACCATTTTTTGTTACCCATTGAGGGATAAACTTTACTAAATCAGGAAATTCTTTATAAACATTAATGCAATCTATTATTTGCCATTTGTTATCTTTAAATGTGTAAGCCAATAAAGCTGAAGGGTCATTTTTTTCGTTGGATGTGTATGCGGGGTCTATAACAAAATTTACTGCCGTTGAGTCGTCTATGATTTTGTGTTGGTCAATTCTCAACCATTCCCCTTTAATCATTCCTGAGTTTAATGGCGTTGGTGTTTGCATTAATTGACCAGCGTATCCATAACTACCTAACGCCTGTTTGTAATCCTCTAAAATAGTTTTGCTAAATCTGTCTGTCCAAAACAAACCATCTTTATCGTAAAATTCTTCTAATTTTTTAGGCTTAACATCTTCGGATATTTCCGCTGGAATACAAATATGTTTATATTTTAATCGGCTATCGCTACCATATAATAAAAATCCACTTAAATCGTTATCGTGAATTCTTTGCATAATAACTATTCTAACTCCCGTTAATGGATTATTTAATCTTGAGTAGAATGTTGTTCTGTACCATTCGTTTGCATTTTCTCTTTCAATTTCTGAAGCAGC